ACATGCTTGCAATGAAATCAGCGGTTGCGTTTCCAGGCGCGATTTCTTGCGATGTTTGCCCTCCGATTCCCGCGCCAACGGCAGATGCGGCCTCTAGTCCGAGAAACTTCATAATAGCACCAGTCCCCCGTGCCATTACGCCCGCTGGAATGACGGTTGCGCCTGCTTCTTGTCCTACGCGGCGCATATATCTTTGCGTCAGGTTTTGCGGGTCGTCTTCTGAAATGGCCCCGCCCATCATGCCTTCAATGCTTTGCCTACCCAAGAATGGGTCTGTATTAGGCTCAAAGTCAGTTCCGGCAATGGCGTTAACGCCGCGCTTTCCAAGGTTGACCGCCCCAGAAACCATATCAACGGGAAAGCCTAACGTGGCTGCTAGTCCCTCGTTGACACCACTCATGCCTTGCTCAAGGTTGTTAGTCTGTGGCACTGCTTGCCTGCGCTGCAATTCAGCCCGCGCCTGTGCCGCAGTCGGCCCCAATTGTGTGGTTGGCGCGTTTGCTGCTGCCGCCCTGCGGTCAAGTTCGGCCTGTGCTTGTGCTGCTGTTATCATTGACCGCCCCCTGCGATTGCCTGCAAATCTGCGTCAGACATGCCCGAAAAGTCACCGCCGCCGCCCGCTGGTGGTGGTGTCGCGCCGCCGCCCTGATTTTGGAAGGCGGTAAGCGGGTTGCCTAGTTCACTGTATTGCGTAAAGGCAACGTCTGGCGTGATTTGGCCAAGCTGCATTCCTCTGGCGATTTCGCCGCGCCGCATGTCGTATTGAGCAATATTTCGCATCGTGTCGATAATTAGCTGGTTGCCTTCGCGTGTGTTGATTAGGCGAGGCAATGAGGCCTTGAACAATGCAAGGTCCGCGTCGGACATAACGCCAGACCCAGGTGGCCGCTGTGATGGGACAAGTTGGCTGATAATTGCGTTGGCAAGTTCTAAGTTTTCCACGCCTTCGGTTTTTATGCCGATGTTTGCAGCCATGTTGGCAATCGCGCCACCCGCGCCCGCAGGGGAGTTAAGCAACGCCTGCTCAAGCGTGTCAAGCTGCCCCATGCTACGCTGTGCTGCCGCGCCCTGCTGGGCAACGCCGTCCGCCTCCTGCGCAAGAATTTTGCCAGTCTCCTCGCTAAATGCGCTTTCATTTGGGCCTACGTTTGTGGTGACGTTTGTGGTTGGTGCTGCCCCGCCGATGCCCGTGATTTTGCCGTCAGGTCCCACATTGAAAACGCGCCCTGCGTCTTCTGGGCCCATTCCAAGTTCAGCGCCCGTTGCTTGCCTAAACTGCTCAGATGGTGCAGTAGCTAGTGCCATAGCCTCACCAATAGGCAGGCCACCGCTTTGAACAGCGCCCGCCAAGTCTTCGCGCCCGTTGTTGACTAGCCATTCAATCGTCTGGTTCCGCTGCGCCGCTTGCGCCTGTTGCGCCCGTTCGTCGCCCTGCCGTTCGTTGCGGGAATCAAGCGCGGCCTGTGCTGGCCCCTCAAGGCCCATAACACCCATGCGGCCCAAGGCTGGTGCAATCCGTGCCAGCGTGTCGCCAAAGGACCGTCGATTGTAGAACGGCTGCGATGTCTCGCCCTGCGCGTTTGGATCGCGTCTTTGAATGCCCATAGAGCCTAGAAGCCCCTGCGGTGGTTGCTGCTGTGCCATTTGGTTGCCCTCGTTTGATAATATGCCGCCCGTTGGCGAATTGCTGTTGCTGACCCGCGCGCGCATAGGGGCGTCTGGGACGTCGCCACCAAATCGCCGCGCAATGCTTGATAGCTTTGACGCATAGTCAGGGTCAGTCGCGTATCCAGACTGCCCCATCGCCCCAATCTGCCCAGCAAGGTCTCCTTGCGCCATAACGTCGCCATAGCGCGGGTTGTTCAGGATGAAGTCGGCGTAGCCTTGGAACGATTGCTCTGGACCCTCGTAGCCACGAAACGATTGCGGCCTGCTGACCATGCGCCCGTTTTCAAACTCTTGCGTCATCAGGTTGGAGCCGCCAGATTGACCGTGCGACTTAATGCCAAAGAAGTTGTTATTTGGCGCGCTGCGTCCATATCCAGTCTCAAGCGCGGCCTGCGCCAACACCAAACGCGGGTCTAAACCCGTTCGCTGAGATACGCCCTGCGCGTAAGGCATGTATTGCTGTTGAAATTCCTCTGGCGTCATCTGCTATTCCCTACATCCCAGACCCAAGCGACGCTCCCAGTGACAGATAGTCAAACAGCCCTGGGTTCTTCTTAGCCGTGGTGGTGTTCTGCCCCATATTAGCCGCGCCTGTTGCCGCGATGTTTGTTTGCAGTGCGTTCATTGGCGCGCCCCTAAACCCGTCAAACTGACCCTTGGAAGCGTCGATAAGCATTTGCTGCATGCCCTGCTGCATTCCGCCTTGCGCCTGCTGACGATCCGCAATCTGGTTGCCAAAGCCAAAGCCGAGGTTGGCAAGGTTGCCCATCTGGCCAGCGCCCTGCATCTGCATGCCCTGCTGATTTTGAGCCGCGCCGAGTGCCGTATTAAACCCTTGGCTCTGCAATCCGGCAAACATATTAGCGCCCTGACGTGCAAAGCCCTCGTTGGTCGCGCCCTGTGCTACGCCGTGACGTGACCCGCCAAACGCGCCCGCCTGTCCAGCCTGCGCGTCCATTGTGTTCGTTGCCATTTGGCGCTGTCGCTCAAGGTCGCCAAGAGCCTGCCCCGTTACCATGTTTTGATACGGGTTCACAAACGCGCCGATGTTTGGACCCGCCATTGCCTGCTGTGTGCCGCCCAACGCTGCATTGTAAGCGCCCGCTGATTGGGCATATACGCTTGGCTGACCGCCCTGCATTGGCTGCGCCATAGGCTGCGCCGTTGGTGCCTGCGTTTGTTGTGGGTTTGCTCCGCCTGCCATCTGCTTATCCCCCTGTCAATCGGTTGGCCGCGCTTGAAAGGAACCCGCCGCCGCTGAATGATCCGCCAGACGATCCAGCGCCTCCGCCGTCGATCATGTCTCTAATGCTACTGTATCCGCTTGAACCGTAGCCGACGTCTCCGTTCTGGTTTGGCCCTTGGTAACGGCTTCCGCCTCCGCCGCTTGGCGACATCCTTGGCGCGTAATCGCGACCACCGCCGCTGCCGTATTGTGGGGAGGGCTGCGATTGCATCTGCGCTTGATTGCCGCCCGCGCCCGTCTGTGGGTTGATAAACATATTCTGGATTGCTGCGAATTGTGCGGGGTTGTTGGCCTCAAGTGCCGCCATTGTCTCCTGAAACATCGGCGCGGATGAATAGCCCGACACACCGCCCGCGAACTGTTGCGCTTGCGGCATCCCCTCCATGCCTGTCAGACCACCGCCCGCCATGCCGAAAGCATTTGCCGCTTGACCCGTGTTTTGAAAGGATGCCTGCTGCATTGGCGTAAACGCCGCAACGTCTGGCCCAAAATATGGCACGTAGCCAAGGCCCGCAACGTCTTGGCCTTGCGCAATGTTATCCCGCGCCGAGCGTTCAAGCCATTTGGGGATTTCTGTCTTTTGTTCTGTGCTGCCGCCGCCCATTATAAGCTCCGTTCCATTACTACCATTGTAGGGGACCATCCCCGTTTATTTAAGACGCGCTGCCAGCCAAACCGGCCATTCATCGTAAGACTTTCGCACCCCTGTGCTTTGCCCCATTCCTCAACGGCCCCTATGGCGTTCGTGATTTGTTCCAAGTCACCCGCTGCCAAGAACACATGCAGAACCTTCTTTTGAGGATATACCACAATTTCCGTGACTGCACACGCTTTTCTTGCAGGCCATAGCTGCATATGACCAGACGCAATGCCAGCCACGATATCGTCAAAGCTGTGCGTCCCGCCGCTGTGTTCAAGCGCGGCTTCGATCCACTCGCGATAGGCTTCAATGTCTACCATGTCGATATTGCAACCCGCTTCCATGTGTCCGTCGCAGTGCAGACATAAATGTAGCTTGCGTCAGACGCTAACTGCCCCGCTTGGCCCGCTGCTGTGGCACTTGCAGGGACGGCGACGAATGTCCCAACCCTACGCCACGCCCCACCTAATGACACAACAGGATAACCCGCCGCCTCATCCCAAAGGATCATACCATTCTCAGATGCCGTCTGCCCACCAACGCGCCACGATAGGCGGTCAAGCTGTCGCCCAAGGTAACGCCGCATGTCATTGGCCCAGACCTTTATGTCAGGACCGACAACAGGCAGGCGGCTCATCGCTCACCACCCGGCGTTACCCGAAGGCGATTTGTACCGACTCGCCAGTTTGCCAGCCGCGCACCATCAATGCGCTGTCTGATCTGTCGCCCCGTAAAGCGCACGTCGGTAGGGTTTGCCATTGAATAGGGGCCATATGACCGCTCAACATCGTTTGGATGGAAGCGCGTCTTGAATGTAACCGTCACGTCGCCCTGCGTGCTTTCGTCTGGGATTAGGCTTGTGGCAGACATTACTTGATCGCCAACCCCAAGGCTGATTGGCCCGCTTTCCGCAAAGATAGCAGCGCCACCATAACTCAGCCCCACTTCCTGCTCCCATAGGTTGCCCAATGAGTCAGCCCAAAGGGGGTACTTGAATACCCCACGGCCCACGCCGCACGTCCGGTCAATCTGCCCTAGAATCCAATGACCCTCTTTATAATCAAGCGCAACATATCTGTCACACTCGTTAGATGAACCAGACGGATAAAACCACCATATCTCCCCGTGCTGCGCCATTGGTACGGCGTGGATAAGGCTGGCCTGTGACCTGTTCAGGTCCCCAAAAATGTAATCCACCACATCGCATGGCAATTCTTGCACTGTGCCGCCAGAGTACGAGAAGAAGCCCTCTTGCCCCATCCAGAACGCGCCTGCGTCAACGCTGATAGCCGCCTTGCGCGAGATAATGCCGCACGATTGCCCGACACGCTCAAAGGCGTACACGAATGGTGGCCCCTGATACGTTGAGGAATGCGCGTCTTGGTCTGTCAAGATTAAAGATTGGCCGCGAACCTTTAGGCCGCACATGATTTGCCCTGCGGTTTGCAGTTCAATGTCGCCCGCCTCGTTTGTATCCGCTGCCGTCCATAGCGTGTTGTTTTCACGATCCGACCATTGGACCTTGCGCGGGTTGCCGCCTGCACCAAGGGCAAACAAAAAACGTTCAGCAGAAACTAGCAATGAAAGGTTATTGACTGGCGCATTTGAAATGACTGCCGCCGCCGTTCCCGTGTCAAGCTGCCATTCGTACAGCTTGCCATCGGAGGAAGAACACGCAACGAGGTATTCGCCCCAGTTATCTAACGCCCATGTTGTCGCCTCAGCAAAGTTGCCCGTGTCTGCGCGCTCTGTGCCGAACGTACCCGTCCCAAAGAACCCGCCGCCGAAGCCCGTATTGACAAGCGCCTTTTCACTGCCCGACGTAAAGCCTGCGGGCGTGATGTCTGTTGTCGTGCCACTTGCGCTTGTGGAATACAGATTGCTAAACGATCCGACCCCAACGCGCCTATCGCCTGAAAGGTCTTCCCATGCGATAATTCCGCGCGGCACGCCTGTGTAAGCCGTAGCCGCACGCAAGCGCCACCCACCAACTGGGCGCAATGACCCGTCACGCCACCGCACAAGGTTCATGTCACGCCAGCGGCCAGATTGGTCAAACTCGGTGCCGTTGCGATACGCGCCTGGCGGTAGTTCAAGGGGGATTAGTGGCATGTGCTAGACCTCATATTAAATCGGCCACATCCAAGGCTTTGCGATTGGAAATCTCGGCGGGAACGTCAGCCGCGTCAACAATCTTGTAAGGCAACCCCGTTGGCACGTCCTTAGCCGCAATCTGTTCAATTGTCATGCCGCAATCGGCGGGTATAATGATTGATACGCCGCCGCTTTCATTGCTGTAAATAATACGCTGATCCAAGGTATTTCCTTATCTAAAAACTGACACACACACGATTGGCTCATCCACTCGGCCAGCCGCAGCAACCCGCACATCAATCTGGACGGCACTTGTGGTTAGCGTGCCACCTTCCACCAGACCCACCGTGCGAGCCGAGCCGTCCGACGTGTTTGCCACTGTTGTGCCAAAAACCGCATAATTTGCATCCTGCATCGCTGTGGCGAAGTTCACCGTGTAATCGCCTGTGCCGTTATCCGTAATGCTGGATACGTTGCCACTTGCGCGGATTGCAACAACTCCCGTACCGTTAAAGTTTACCCAAGCCCTGCAACCATACAAGGGCGCGGACCCAGTGGCATTAAGTACGTCAGCGATTGCTGCCCTGACATAAGCAGTGGTCGCCAGTTGTGTTGTGTCAGTGCTTGCGGCTGGACTTGGTGCGGAGGGTACGCCCGTGAATGTTGGCGAGGCAAGCGCGGCCTTCGCATCCATCTGCGTTTGAATGGCAGACGTTACGCCGTCGGTATAGTTCAACTCTGTGAAGGTCGCTGTAATGCCGTCTAGGGCGTTAAGTTCAGCCGCCGTGGCTGTGACATCCGGCAATGCAAGCGTTGCCCCATCTAGTAGGTTTAATTCAGCCGCCGTCGATGTCACCCCGTCAAGGATATTTAACTCTGCCGCCGTGGACGTGACCGCAACGCCGCCAACTTTCCACCCGACAAGATTGGGTGCGATTGGGGTTGTCCCGTCGTAAAGGTTGTCAAGTGTGTCGAAAGTGGTGTTTAGCTTTGCGCCCCATGTGTCCTCAGACGCGCCGACTTCCGGCTTTACCAGTGAGTAAGTTGTCGTTACCGTGTCAGCCATGTCGGCCCCCTATTTTATAGAACAATGCCACAAGCGCGGCTGATTATCAATTCTTTTTAGACTATGAATGGAAGGCCATAATCCCTTTATACAAACGCCGAGCCATTCCAACGCTTCAAAGGCTTGGTGACCCAAGCCGATCCGCTCCAAACCTTGACGGGCTTAGTGACCCATGCCGATCCGCTCCAGACCTCAATCCCATTAGCTATTCCACCGCCACCGCCCGTGCCTTTTACGGCCCATGTTACGCCCCACCAACGGCGGTTGCTACCGATGGATACAGTGCCAGGGTTTTCTGGCGACGATGTTGGCGCAGTCGTCTTAAACCATGCCCCAACGCGTGCCTTACCGTTGTTATCCTTGAACAGCTGTGTGTATCCAGAAGGCAGACCTGACACGGTTGAATCATCAACCGACGTAAATGCGAATGTCTGTGTATCGCCTGCCCAGCCCCAAGCAACAGACGGAGGGTTTGCAGGGTCGTTGCTACCGTTGTCCGTCTCGTAAACACCTGCCTGCGCTGTGTCCACACCGTCAAGGCGGTATGCGAAGGCAATAGCGTTACGGTTGTTATCACCGAAAGAGATATTGACTGTTGAACCCTCAGTCTCGTCAGCCGGCCTTCGATACATTGCGACATTGGTATAGTTGGACGTGTTCGTGTTTACTACCCGGGTCCAGCCTGAAATGGTGCTTGCAGTCGCGTCATTCTCAAACGCCACATCGATACAAAGCAACTCGCCAGTTGTAATGCCAGCGGGCAACGTGATATTGTTGCCACCGTCACCAGACCGCTCAGTTGTAAAGCTAGTGCTGGAAACGGTGCCTATGAGGTCAGGCGTGGCCACTACTTAGCGGAAATCGCTGCGTCACGAATGACGGCCGCACGGTTGCGCATAGCCACAAAATCAGCAACCACCTTAGTGGCTTCAGACTTCATTGCGGCCCACGCTAGGTCTTTAGTGTCCGCGTCTGCTGAGTCGTTGATAAAGTCAATGGTAGACTTCCACTTTACACCCATGGCGTCTAGCTGCGCGTGTGAAGTCGTGATGCGGTCTATGCTTTGGTCAACAGTGCTGTTGTGAGACACTGTGTCAGCTATAATCTGCAAGAGTGCCTGTCTTGCTTCCACGAAAGTATTAGTCATATTTTTCTCCTTAAGAAGTGGTTACGACAGAGGACCGCCACGTATCAAGCGCGCCTTTGCCTTTAAGCGTGAGGCGCGGGCCGTCAATCTTGCGTAGGTCAATGATGACAAGGCTTGGCGACTTTTCGTTGACCAATAGTTCCACCTCGTCAGCAGTGAACCCCCGCAGCGTGATAGTCGGGACGACGCCGTCCTCTGTCTTGATTGTGGTCTTGCCGCTGTCGCCCTTGACGTAGGTGTGTGGGGCTTCAACGGGTGCTGGCGTTGGCGCTGGTGCAGGCTCGTCAACAGGGGCAGGCGTCGGCTCTGGGATTGGCGTCACGTCTTCTTCGATCACACGCGGCACAATCAATTCGCCGTTAACCGTGATGTTTGAACACACAAAGCGCCCTCGGTTGATGTCCCGCGTGCTTGTGACCAGATAGATGCGCTCACCTGCCAACGGCGTGTTTTCAATAACCACATCATGCGCGTCAATAAACCGGACGGGGTAATCTCGCGCCGAAAAGTCGCAATTGCGGATTGTGATGTCTTTAGCCGCCCATTGGTTGTCAATCTGGTCCCAATAGCCTGACCCCTCATAACCGCCAATCTCCACGCCTTTCAGCACGTTATCAATGGTCACTCCCTCAATTAGCGCACCAACGCCGCCACCCTTCAAGATGAGGGCGCTGTTAGGGTGGTTGACCAGGCGTGTGTTGCGTATCGTGACGTTGCGAAACTTGTTGCAGTCGATCAGGCTTTCCTTTTCAGACCGCAGATATTGCCCGTCAACCTCAACCCCATCAATCCACAGGTCAATGGTTTCGCTTGCCTTGATCCCGTCGCCGCGCTTGGGAAGGATGCGAACGTCGCGGATTTCAATGCCAGTCGGGTAAAGCCCCTTCTTAGGTGCGCTGTGGATATGAACAGCCTGCCGCGCGTCGTCGCCCGCACCGTTAATCTTGCCCTCGCCCTCAAGCGTCACATATGACGCCCCTGCGAACCGGATCGTGTCAACCTTGTCAGACGCGGGGTTGAGCGTCACACCATCTGACAGGATAAGGCGCATTGGGTTATAGGCCGCGCCGTTGTTTGTTGGCACTTCGCCACGCAGAACAATCTCTT